AAGCAGATGAAGTAGAACGAAAAACCTATGAACGACGATAAAAATGGATTGTTTTCATTCACATCTTAAAGATAAGGCACAATGGATACCCTTCTCCCTTCTACGGCATTAGCCAGTTTGAAGGAATTCGCAGCACTAGTCAAAAAAGATAAACACGCAGAACTCGAATGTAAACTTCTTCCAAATCAAATTCACACTAAGGACATTGCGGATCGCATTGTCAAATCTCTTCAACTTCATTCCCGAGGTGCTCCAGTAGATGAGCATCACGCAACCTTCATGTATCCCGATGGTCTTCGTGTCGTCGTATCGGGTGCCGAAAATATTCATAAAGTCTGCACCACTGGAAGCTTTCGCGGCGTCCCTCTTGAAGTAGAGCGTAAACGCCGATACTTTGAGGTGGTCACAGCCATTCAAGGCAAACAAGACACAATAGATGTTCCAGATGCTGGAATTCGTGTCACACTTCGTCATGAAGAACACCTTCGCAAGGACTTCTCGGGCTCGCCTATGGATGCCGTCAGCCACGTACGTATTCTTCATCGCAAATCATGGACTAGTTTGGATGGAATTGTTCGCTACGACTTTTCACAGGTCAAGTCTAAGACCAAACAAACCAAAACCTTTGCAGATATCTTGAAACAGACACCCACTTATGAACTTGAGATGGAAGTCATTCAACGAGAAAAGCCTGATACGGCTATTGTAGAATCAATGCTTCGTCACATTTCTCCAGTACTATCTGCTTTCCAAGGATCGCAGTTTGTATTACCTTCTTCTGACATTCAGAGATATCGTATGGAATTTGAGACTACTCGAACACCGTTTCTAAATCCAGTAACCTTGGAACGTCGTCATCTCATTGAAGATCGTCCAAATAACATCTTGAATGGATATACTGTCACTAATAAGGCAGATGGCGAACGATGCTTCTTAGTGGTCATGCGAGATCTACGAGTTCTTCGTATCACTCCAAGTTCAGTCATCACATGGACTGGACTAATGGCAACCAACTCAATTCATGTAGGCGATATCTTAGATGGTGAGTATCTTGCGGATCGCAACCAATTCTGTATCTTTGATGTCTATTGGTACCGTAACCGAGATGTAAGACGATTACCTCTCTTCACATCTGAAGAAGATATGAATAAATCCCGTCTTGGATGTGCTCGCTCGTTTGTTGGGGATCTCTCAAAGGACTTCACTTCAAGTCCAGGTGGAAAACCATTGCGCATCGTGACCAAGATGTTCCTTGCTGGAGATGGATCTGCTATGCAAGAAGCTATTCGTAAGATCTTAGATACAGAGTTTGAGTATCCTACTGATGGACTAGTATTTACACCTCGATTGTCACCAGTTGGACCTGTGAATGAACGTAAGGGAAAAACTTGGACTACTGTTTACAAATGGAAACCTGCTTCTCATAACAGTATTGACTTTCTTGTAAAGTTCAAGAATGGTGAGAGCTTTGACACTTCTCTTAATAAACGGGTGATCAAAGGAACATTGTATATTTCAAGAACTCCTGGAGATATCATTTATCCATGCGAGACCATGACCGGAGAATACACACCTCCGGTTGTTTCACCTGAAGAACGAGTTCAAGCAGAAAGTCGTGACAGAGTTCCTTCACCCTTTCAACCTTCAGTTCCAAGAGCTCCTGAAGCACATATTGTAAGTCTACCACTAAATGACCGTGGAATTCCAGTTGATATGGAAGGAAATCGTGTAGAAGATAACACAATCATTGAGTGTTCTTACAACACTGAACTTGGACGATGGAATATTATGCGAACTCGATACGACAAAACACATCAGTATCGCGTATTGGGACGTCCTCAGTTTGGTAATGATATCGCAGTTGCTGATTCAATATGGACTAATATTCATGTACCAATTACTGAAGAAATGATCCGAAATTTAGTGGATGCTCCACCAGATGCGACCTTTGAAGATGATCTCTATTACAGAGATAACTTAGATGCACGTGACCGAATCTTAAAAGATGTATACGGTTTCCACAATCGCATTAAAGATGATCTCTATAAATCATCTATTAAACAAGGAGACGCATTGCTAGAGTTAGCCGTTGGACGAGCAGGTGATCTTCTCAAATGGAAACGTACTAAACCTTCAAGAGTTGTAGGTATTGATTCGTCTATGGCATGTATTACATCTCCTCGTCAAGGAGCTTGTGTTCGATATCTTAAAGAGAAGGTAAATCATCCAACAGATTATCTTCCTCCAGTACTCTTCATATGTGGAGACATGACCAAACCGTTATTCGAAGGAGATGCGAAATACGCAAATATTGTATCGGGAGCTGAACCTGCTACAACACCATATCTTCAAATCTTTGCAGGAAAGACTGAATTTGATACGATCTCCTGTCAAATGGCAATTCACTATGCGTGCGAATCAGATGAATCATTTGAAGCATTTGCGACTAATCTTGAAAATCATGGTAAGGGATTATTCTTTGGAACATGTTTGGATGGAGCTTCGGTCTACGCTCTAATGCTTGGAAAGAAGAGCCACATGTTTCGATCAGAATCTCAAGTGTTTGGTGAGTTTGTCAAAGAATACGATGACGGACAAGGATGGGTTGAAACATTTGGAAATGCGATTTCAGTTCATCTGGAAAGCTTTGAGCAGCCACAGAAAGAGTACTTGGTGCCATTTGAGAAGATGACTGAAGTTCTCAAAGAGCATGGATATAACTTGGTCTCAACTACTATGTTTGGAGATCACTATGCGGGTCAGAATAAAATTCTACTCAGTCAAGAACATCAGGCATTCAGTTTCTTACACAGAAGCTTTGTGTTTGAGCGATCCAAGGAACCTAAGAAACCCAAGTTGACTGAAAAGCAAGAAGTTGAAATTCCTGTTGCTGAACCTGAGCCACCCGCAGAGCCACCAAAGGATGAGCGTAGTGAACAGTCACCTCTTGAAAAGAAACCACCTGCTAAAAAGAGAATTGTAAAGAAAGTTGTAGAACCTGGTCAGGAACCGGTATTGTTCTTGGGAGCAGATGAAGGTAAAGGTGAATGGCGTGTGTTATCCAATATGCACGAAGCACCCTTTCAAGTAGACTCAATTACGTTTCCAACAGTCGAACACTACTTCCAATGGGCAAAAGCAACTCAGTTTGGAGATGGAGTTTCTGCAGCTAAGATCTTGAAAACACCTTCACCTAAAGCTGTAAAAGCTCTTGGAAAGAAAGTTAAGGATTTTGTCAAAGAAGAGTGGGAAAAGACTAAAGATGGTGTAATGAGAACTGCTATTAAAGCTAAGTTTATTCAGCACCCAGACCTCAAGACTAAGTTATTAGAGACAGGAACACGTTCTATTGGCGAAGCATCTGCCCGTGATAAGTATTGGTCAATTGGAACTTCTGCTGACACAGCTAAAGCAAAAGATCCTTCAAAATGGCCTGGTAAGAACGTTCTAGGAAATATGTTGATGGAGCTTCGTACAGAATTGAAAGGATAAGAAGTTAAACATAAACAATAGTGAATACGTAATGAAATATCCAAATATACTTTTTTTCAGATATGAGAAGTATGCCGCAATCGACACATTTCTCAGTGTAAATGAAGAGAAGTTGAATTGTAATCTGAATTTTACTTCAGACCCAAAAGATGTTTTGAAAATGTTTGATTGTAACTATCATATTTTGGTAACCTATGGTGATAGCGAAGAAGAGTATTATGTATCTATGAATGAACTTGTGAATCGTATGCGAATGAGATGGATTCATTTCAAATCAGTAGAGAACATAGATGCATTTAATCGAGGAGTTAACTACTGCTACATTCATAATACATTGATTCCACATGAAATGACACGACCTGTATTTTCTGCATTTACAACTTGCTACAACTCCTATCATAAGTTTATTCGTCCATATGAGAGTTTGAAGAAGCAAACGATGAAAGATTGGGAATGGGTTGTTTTAGATGACTCTCCCGATGAGAAACACTTCATCTTCTTGAAAGAATTAGTCGGCCAAGATTCTCGTGTTCGTCTGTATCGCAGAGCCATAAATAGTGGAAATATTGGTAATGTTAAAAATGAAGTGGCTTCCATGTGTAGAGGAAAGTATGTATTGGAATTAGACCACGATGATGAAATTCTTCCAGACTGTTTAGGAGATGCAGTCAAGGCATTTGAAACAGACCCAGAAGTTGGATTTGTTTACATGGATACGGGTCATTTATATGAGAATCGAAAACCACATTCATATGGAGATCACTTTGGTCTTGGATATGCAGGATACTATTGTCAAAAATATCAGGATGTTTGGATCAATGTGATTTCATCACCCAATATCAATAATGTTTCATTAAGTCATATTGTTGGAGTTCCAAATCATCCTCGTATTTGGAAACGTTCTGTATTGAATGATATTGGAAACTATTGTGAATATCTTCCTATTTGCGATGATCAAGAGTTAATTCTACGCACTGCAGTTAAGACAAAGATAGCAAGAGTTCATAAGCTCGCATATATTCAATATATGAATGATGGATGGAATAACTTTTCATTAATCCGTAATTCGGAGATTAATCGATTAGGACCTCAGTTCATTGTTCCACAAGCATACGCTCAATATAAGATTGATGATCATATGAAATCAATAGGTTGTTATGAAAGTCCTGAAAATGAATGGTGGATGCGTCCTATTTGGAAACGACCTGAATTTAAAGGAACTTTTTGTAATTCAATCTTGAACTTCGATCACAAAAACAGTACTGTATTTTGGGATATAA